CACCACACCAGGGCCGCCGTCACCGAGAAGTCCGGGAAGCTCAAGGGCGGGTGGGCCACGAAGCTGTCGCGCAGCTCGCTGATCTTCAAGGCCCCGCCGCGATCGGCGAGCCTCGCGAAGAGCGGCCCCAGCGTCGCGTCGCCCATCAGGTCGGCGTGGTCCTGATCCTGAATCAGCATCCGCGGCAGCTTCCAGCCGCGCTTGCCGTACCGTTCGATCAGGTCCGGCCCCCACAACTCAAACGCCGTCTTGTCGAGCCCGGCCCAGTAATCCAGCCGGAACATCACGGCCGCGCTGTTGACGCCCATCCGCAGCTTGCCGCGCCACGACCGCTGGTCGTGCGTGATCAGCGACGGGCCCGGGCACAGGAGTGCAACGCGCATGCGACAACGCCTCCAGCGCCGAGCGCAAAGCCCACCCACTCCGGTGGGGGTTCAGAATCAACCGTTGAGAACGAGCTCGGCGGTCGTGCCCGCCGCCGTCTTCGCGGCCGCCGCGAAGCCGGCCAGCGTGTTGCTGGTCGAGGTCTTCGTGAGCTTGCCGTCGCTGGCCTTGCGGTACAGGATGTCGCCGACCGCGAAGGTCAGGCCCGTGGCCGCGTTGGCGGGAACACCCTTGAAGGTGCCGCGGATCTTCACCGGCGTGACCGCGCCGGCCGCCACCGTGTTGACCACGATGCCGCAGCGCCCGCCGGTGCCCGAGCGGACGATGATGAGCTGACCCGCCGTCAAGCCGCCGGTCGGGGCGGTCATCAGGATCGAGTCGCCGTCGAGGTGCATTTGTCGTTTCATGGCAGTCCTTCTCCCACGTGTGCGTTACCCGATCCACGATCCCCACCCACCACCGCGCCACGGCCCGGGGTGACGATCAGCTTTTGCTCTTGCCCTTGCCCGTGCTCGCCTTCGGCGTTGCGGGACCCGCCGCCGCTTGCGGGGCCGGCTTCGCGGCCCCGGCCTTCACGATCCGGCCGTCGGCGTAGCGGGCCTCGATGTGCCCGCGCGTCAGGCCTGTGCCCGCCGCCGGCTCGATCTTGCCCTCGACCAGCCGGCCCGCGACCGTGCCCGCCGTGAACTGCTCGCGCTCCACCGTCGTGTCCTGCGTGAACACGAGGTCGACGCCGCCGTCCGCCTTGGTTTCTTCCTTCGCCGGGTCCATCGGTCAGCCTCCACCCTTGAATTCGAGCTCTTCTTCTTTAAACGCTGAACCATTCAACCGTCGTTGGCCTGCCAGGCACGCCACTCGCCGGCGGCGGCGCCGACCACGTGGCGGACCTTGTAGACGAGGCCGTCGGTGTTGATCTGGGCATTCTCGCGGGTGATGAACGGGCGGCGGTGGCCGCGCAGGAACGCGAGGACCGCCGGGCGCGAACGCTTGCCGGCACAGGCGTACCACTTCGCCGTGCTGTTCTCATCGAGACGGGGATCGCTCACCACCTTGAGCTGGCGCACGAACGGGTAGTTCGGCGTGTTGTGGTTCGTCGCCGCCACGTCGACCGTGGCGCTGAAGAGCTGCATGACCGAGTCGGCCAGCACCTCGGGGACGAGCACCACCTCCGGCCGCAGCGCGATGCGACGGCCATCGGTCAGGCCGCTCTCCGAGGGCACGCCCTTCTGCTTGCGCATCGCCGACCGCATCCCGGAAATCCGGGCGAGCGTCGGGGCGCCCTGCGAGACGGCGTTGAGGTTGGTGTGCGTCGAGTGGAACAGCGCGACCGAGTCTTCGGTCATCGTCGGGTTGGCGGTGATGATCGCGTAGGCGAGGTCGTTCTCCAGCTCGCGGCAGGCCCCGCCGTGGTCGAGGGTGTCGCCGGTGAAGGCGCCTTGGTCGTCGTTGATGAAGGCTTCCCACGTGAGGCAGACGAGCTGGCCGTACTTCGCCAGCGTGACGCTCTCGTACTTCTCGCCGATGTTGGCCAGCGTGTACTCCGCGCCTTCGAGCACCTTCGGCGGCACGGGAGCCTTGCCCGACACCATCAGCCGGGCCGGCTTGAAGTCCTTGATCTCCATCTCCGCGCACCACGCCTCGTGCGTGCTCGGCTCGTTGTCGTAGCCGTCGAGCAGGATCTTGTTCTGCACGTTGGCCAGCAGGACCGGGAAGTCGCTGCTGTTCATCGACAGCGCCACCTCGCCGACGCCCAGGCGGTGCATGGCCTCGAAGCCGCCGGTGACGGCGTCCCAGGTCTGCCGCGGGGTCAGCTTGCGGGTGTCGACACCCATGGCGCCGAGGAAGCAGTTGAACTGCTCGCGCATCGAGAGGAACTGGAACTCGGCGGCCCGGGCGTGCGGCTTCTCGATCTTCAAGCCCGCTTGCAGGGCGATGGCGTCGGTCAGGCCGGCCATCACCGTCTCGCGGCCGTCGTCGCCGCCGCTGACGCGGGGCCGACGCGGAGCGCCCACCGGCTGCCGCTCGGCGGCCAGGTGCTCCAGCGCATCGATCCTCGCGTCGGCGAGCGTGGTTTCGTCTTCGATGTGGCCGGACAGCCACTCCTCGCCGAGGCTGAACTTCTTGGCGAGGCCTTGCAAGCCGGCGATGCGGCCGCGCTCATCGGCGCGGGCCTGCGCCTGCTGCTGGGCCGACAGGGCGACATCGCCCTTGGGGGCCTTCGGCTTCTTCTTCTTGGGGGCCGGGGCGGGATCCTCGTCCTCGTCGTCGCCGGCCGAAAGGTCGGTTTCGTCGCCGTCGCTGGCGCCGTCCATCGCCTCGTCGCCGTCGCTGGCGCCGTCACCGTCGCCGTCGCCTTCGGGGGCGGCCGCGAGGGCGGTGTACTGGGTCTTCTCGGCTTCGCCCAGGGCGAGGGCAAAGGCCTTCGCTTCCTTGACGGTGGCGTCCTTCTTCATGCCCAGTTTCACGAGCAGTGCGCGTTGACGTGCGTTCATGGCATCCTTCTCCGGTGTGCCCGTGATGGGCGGTGTTGACAACATTCCTTGTCGGTTCGCGGCGGGGTCGTCTACAAAATCAACGGCGCGTAAAAACGCGCACCGCGCGAAAAACGTCTCTTCTTCCGTCTTGGGGTCCACCACCGTCTCGAAGTCGAACTTCGCGACGCAGGACATCCCGATGATCGACGGGTCGCTCTCGGCGATGTCAAAGAGGTAATCCCACAGGTTGCCCATCGGGCTGGTCTTCGCGAACGAGCCGAAATGAATATCGCCGCGCACCCGGTCGCCCTCGACGCGGACGTCCTTCACCCGCCCGACCAATCGCTCCGCGCCGTCCTTGCCCTGCCGTTCCGCGTGCGTCAGCCGCACCTTCACGTTGGGGTTGGCCTTGTAGGCCTTTACCAGCGTCGTGAGCGTTTCGTGATCGACCTCGAAGCCGTGGCCCTTGGCCGTCCCCATCGTCATCAGCGACACGCCGCGGATCACGCCCGCCGCCCGGTCGACCTTCAGGTCGCCGGCCGACAGCGCCAAGGGCTGGGCCAGCGCCAGCTCTTCGCTGGCCCGGGTCCCCGGCTTCGTCGCCTTCAATACTTTGACGCGCTTGGGCATGACTTGCTTTTGAAACGGGTGGGCCCGCCCTCCGGTGGAGGCGGACCATCAGGCGGACCGCACCCTCTTCTCTCTTCCCCGCTGCCTTTTCGTCGGCCCCTTTTTGAAGCGACGCGAAATTGCTTCGCTAAATCAGGGCGGGCTTGCGGATGCCGCGCGCCTCATCCACCACGCGATCCGCCCGCGCCCCCATCACCGATTTCATCTTGGCCTTCATGGACGGCGATTTCAGATCGACCTTGCCCGTCTCGTCCTTGCCGGCTTCCACGCCCTTGGCCACGTCCCGCGCCGTGTTGAGGTTCTGCCGCGCCCGGATGAATCCCGCGATCGTGGTTGCCCCCAGAAGAATCAGCGGCCCGTAACCGCCCGGGATCAGCGGCGCCACCGCCGCGGCACCGCCCTCGATCAGGTCGGCTGTGTCGGCGGCATTGGCGACAACGCCCTCTGCTTTGCTCACGACCTCCGATGCGACGCTCACCACCTTCGCGGCGCCGGCCGCGATCTTGTCGGCCTTGCGCACGTCCTGACCCTTGGCCCCGGCGGCCGCGATGTCGTCGCGCGTCTTCGCCAGGTCGCCCTTGGTTTGCTCGAGCACCGAGCTCGCCGCCTTCAAGTCATCGGAAGCCTGCTGAAGCTGCTCGGTTGAGCAGCCGCCGATCGGCAACAGCACCGCCGCGCAGGCCAGCACGCACAGAGACATCCGGATCCGCTTCATCGCTTCTCTCCTCCTCGAAAGGTTGTGGAACTTGCTGGATCAGTCATCGTTGCCGCCCACCGCGGCCCTGATGATGGCGTCCGTAATCGCATCACTTCGGCGGATTCGCCGCCGCCTTTGATTTTGCTTTTGCTTCCCACGCGCCCCGCCGCCGGCCGACAGCTTCACCGCGTCGCGCGGCTTGGCGGCCTTGCCCCGCGGTTTCGGCTCCGACGGCGATACCGTCGGCCCCTCCTCCGCCTCCTCCGGCAGCAGGATGTGCTTCGCCGCGGCGTCCGCCGACTGCTCGGCGGTCTCCTCGAAGTTCTGCCGCCAGGAAACGCCCTGACCGTTGAGGATCCGGCCGCGGTTGTTCAGGCGGTAATCGATCGCGATCTTCGCGGCCGCCGCTTCCTTCGCGGGATCGACCCACGGCTTGGGCGGCGGCTGGAACGTCGCCTCCAGATAGTCCTCATCCACCGAGCCGTCGGGGCGCAGGAAGCCCGCGGCCTCGAGCCGGCCCTCCATGATCGCGAGCGTGATGAACTCCTCCCAAACCTCGCGGATCACCATGTCCACGAAATCCTGCTGATTGATGTCGAACAGCTTCTCATCGTCCAGCCGGCCCTGCCGCTGGCTGGAGAAGTTGCCCTTGGAATAGTCGCGCGACACCAGCGGGTACGACAGCTCCGCGCCAGCCGCCACCATGCCGATCTGCCGGTCGGTGTAGTCGGCGTACTGCGCCCCCGGCCGCTGCGGGTTGAGCATGTGCAGCTTCTCGCCGCGGTAAAGCTCGGGCACCATGCCCGGCTGGAAATCAATCTGCCGGTTGCCCGCCGTGTCCACCGAATCGACGCCGCCCGGCCCGGCCGTGCTGCCCGCGGGCGGATTAAAACCGATCTGCCCGCCGCCGTACTGGGCGTCGCGCTCGATCACGAAGCCGGGGAAGGATTCGATGCCCTTGCCGAACTGCTCGTTGTCGTCGTAGCGCTTCTGCCCGTGCATCTTGTAGAGCGTCGCCGACAGCCGCGACGGCGAGATCGTCTCGCCGGGGCGGGTCTGGCGGTGCAGGTGCAGCACGCGCTCGGCCGGGATGCGGGTCGGCTTCTCATCGAGGGCCAGCCGCGAGCCTTGAAAGCCCGCCGACTCGTAAGGGTGCGTCTGCGTGAAGAGCCAGTAGGCCACCGCCTCGCCCGTCTTCGCGTTCACCTCGACGCCGCCGCGCATCTCGTTGCCCGCCAGCGGCTCGCAGTACTGCTCGCTGGCGAGCTGCTCGGCCTCGTACATCGTCAGCGACAGCCCCACGTGGTCGCGGCGCTTGGTGTAATTTTTCACGATGAACGCGTTGCCGACGGTGACCCATTCGGAGTCCGCCAGCCGCATCATCGCGTTGAAGCTCTTGGTTTTTTCCGAGTCCACCAGCTTGGGGTCGCGGGCCCAGCGGCGCCACAGCTTGTCCGCCTTCTTGTTGAATTGGCTGCGCGGCTTGCCGCCCTTATCCACCGCCGCCGCCATCGGGATGATGCCGGTGCCGATGTCGTTGCGCTGGAACGAGCTGATGGTCGACTTGCCCGCCCAGTCGTTGCGCACCGCGGCCCGGGCCCGTGCGTTCACGTCGCCCATCTCGGGGATCACCGCCTGGTCGGGCGACAGCCGGTCCATCGCCCAGTCGTTGGTGGTGCGGTCGCGCCGGGCGGCGTCGAAGGCGGTGCCGCCGGCGAACTCGCTGTCGAGGTATTTCTCGCGGGCGGCCGTCCGCTCCATCGCCATCTGCGGGAACGGGATCGCCAGGGCCGTGTCGACGGCCCGGCCGATGTTCCGCGCGAAGCCGCGGCCCAAGGCCCGCAGCCGCGATAGAAATCCTTCAGCCTTCGCCTGCATCTGCATCTGCATCCTCCGCATCTCCCGCCCGCTGCACGGCCCGCCGCAGCTTCGTCCGCGCCCGGTTCAGGAGCGTGGTCACTTCGCTCTCGCTCTTCTCCAGCGCCGCCGCGATCTCCTGTTTCGTCATCGCCTCGTAATAGTGCAGGATCACCGCCAGGTGCTCGTCGCGCGACAGCTCGCGGGTCGCGGCCTGCCGCAGCGCCTCCTTCTGGCTCTCCGTCAGCGTCTTCTTCATGTGGGCCGGCCCACCCTCACGCCCATGAACATGCCGCCCGCCGCCCGCGTCGTTCGCGCCTCGATCATGCCCCGCGCCCGCAGCAGGTCGCGCAGGTCCATCCGCGTCACCTCGCGGCCGTCGCGGGTCCGGTACGACGTCACGCCGCCGGGGTTGTCGGCGATCTCCGCGTCGATCAGGGCCAGCAGCTCGGCATCGGTCACCGCCGCCGCCACGTCGCTCGAATCGCCGACGACGACCTGGATCGGGCACTCCAGCGTGCGCCCGGCCGCCGTCGTGATCTGGTTCACGATCACGTAGCTGGAGCCGGCCGTGCCGCCGGCGAGGAAGATCGTCGCCAGCGTCGTCGTGTTCGTCGCGCTCGACTCCGTGACGCCCGAGGGCAGCAGCCACGTGCTGGTGGCGATCGTGTCGCCCTCGAGCGCTTCGCTCCAGTCGATCGCGAAGTCCTTCACCTCGCTGGGGTCTTTGGTGAACTGGTCCATGGCGCTTTTAGGTGAAGGGGAAGGATTGAAAAAACCCGCCGCCGCCAGGGTTCAGCGGCGGCGGGCGTCGCATCTCACTCTTTGGGTGGCAGGGCGCCGAGCCTCGCTTCGAGCGCGGCCCGCTCTTCCTCGACCGCCGCGGTGATCCCCGCTTCCACGGCTTTTACCTGGCGGGCGATCGTCTTCACGTCGGCGGTGAGCGAATCGAGCTTCTGGGCCAGGTCGAACTTCTGGGTGGGCGTGAGGGATTCGGGGGCCTTGAGGGCCGCGCCGATCTCGTCGCGTTTGCGGGCGGCTTCGTCATACGACGCCCGCAGCTCGGCCAACCGCTGTCTGTAATGCTCAAGCATCGCTGTCTCCTCCTCTTGACTGCCATCTGCCGTCTGCCGACTGCCGACTTCGCGGCTCACGCCGCCGCCGCGGTCAGCGTCACGGTCACGTTCAGCGTGTCGCCGTCGTCGAGGGTCTTGTTGCCGCCGGAGAAGGCGCCGCCGCCGTAGAGCGTGCCGGTGGTGCCGCCCTTGGTGTTGCTGGTGGTGACGAAGGCGCCGCCGATGACGGTGCCGTTGGTGCTGATCGTGTAGGCGGCCTTGCTGGCGGAGTTGCTCACGCTCTGCGACGCGACGGTGCCGAGCGTGAGGCTCTGGCGGGCGGCCTCGTCGTAGGCGGTGACCTCGGTCCACCCGGCGTGCGACGACATCGTGTCGGCGGCCGCGAAGGTGGGCGTGCCGGCGGTCAGGCCGACGTAGAACGCGGCCGTGTAGCTCGAGCCTTTGAAATACTTGTCGAGGTTGTCGTTGAGGCCGGCGTTGACGACGAGGTTCTGAAACTCCTCGCGCCACTTGAGCCGGCCGTGCTTGTCGAAGCACTCGATCAGGTAGTGCGTCGACAGACCAAAGCCCAGGCGGACGCCCGCCAGCCGGCGCACCGCGCCGCTGAACCCGGCGACTAAGGCGGCGGGGAAGCCCATCGCCTTCGTGGTGAGCCGTTTGATCATCGCCAGAATGTCGCGGCCTTTGAGCATCGCCGTCTCCTCTCCCGATCCATCGGAGAAAGAGGCGGGGCCTTGGAAAATCGTTCACGGGCGCGAAAAGTCGTACCAGGTACGACACTTCCCCATGAAACTTCCGGGGGCACTTCCGGGGGTCAGCAGTCGCAGGGCGGCTTGGACGTGCGGTTTTCAGCGCGGACGACGACGCGGGACGGCCCCACCGCCACCGTCCGCACCTCCACGCGCACCCTCACCGTCCGGCAGCACGGCGTCACGATCACCGTCGCCTCGCTGCCGGCGAGGGTGATCGACAGCACGTCCGAAAGGCTGATCCCGGCGAGCCGCAGGGCATCGGCGGCGATCACCAGCGCGAAACCGCCGGC